GGTATTCAATGAAATCAGGAAGATTATTTTATCATTTAATCTGGAAAGATTATTCAAGATTCACAAAACAGAAATGACTATAACCTGTATTACCGGATATCAGATCCTTTTCCGAGGGCTGGACGATGCGGAAAAACTCAAATCTATCATACCGGAAAAAGGGGTCATCACTGACATTCTGATAGAAGAAGCAACCGAGACGAAAAGAGACGATGTCAAACAACTATACAAGAGATTGAGGGGCAAGTCTAAAGTATTAAAACGTCTGACAATGGCCTTCAATCCTATTATCCGGACCCACTGGATATTCAAAGAATATTTCACCAATTGGGTAGAGGGCGAATTTGAATACCATGATGACAAATTATCGATTTTAAAGACAACCTATAAAGACAATAGGTTCCTGGAGCAAGATGATATTGATGAATTAGAGAACGAACAGGACGAATACTATAGGCAAGTTTATACCTTAGGTAACTGGGGAATATTAGGAGATTTGATTTTCACCAATTGGAAGATTGAAGATCTTACCCAAATCAAAAATACGTTTGGAACCTATTATAACGGGCTTGACTTTGGCTTTGCAAATGATCCGACAGCAGCCGGGAGACAGGCCATAAAAGGAAAGAAATTATATATCCTACAGGAATTGTTATATGAGAAGGGAATGACTAATGATGTCATAGCGGGGAAGCTAAAGCCGGCCATTGGCAAGGAATATATCCGGTGCGATTCTTCCGAGCCAAAATCAATAGCAGAATTGAGGGGCTATGATATAAATGCCCTGGCTGCCAAAAAAGGGCCGGGGAGTATCAATTTCGGGATTCAATATTTAAAACAATTCGAAATTATAATTGACCGGAAATGCCAGAATGCAATCAACGAGATTCAATTATATCAGTGGAAGAAAGACAAAGATGGTAATGTCATTAACGTTCCAGTGGATCGGAATAATCATTTTATGGATCAGATCCGTTATGCCCTTAATGATAGGATTTTTGAGAAGGAAGAAGAAAAACCCTATACCGCTGAGGAACTGGGAATATTTTAAGAAAAAAAACAAGGGTCCTATAATCAGTGTTATGTAAAATAGGTAAATGAGAGGAGATTATTATGAATATAAAAGAGATTTTAGAAAAATATGAAAGCGATTTTTCGAAATTAACAACCGTTCTATGTAAAGACCCGGTAGAGCGGAAAATAGAGGATCACAGAAAACAGTACGAAGGAGAACATGACATCCTCGACAGGCCCGTAAAGACCATCGGGAAAGGAGCAACGTTAAAGACAATTACCCAAGCCAAGCTGGTTATCCGATATCAAAAGAAAATTGTTAATATGGCAGTATCGTTTTTATTTGGTGAACCCGCTAAATTAATATTAAACAACAAAGAGGATAAATACCAGGAAACTTTTTCGCTAATAAATAACGTCTGGGATAAAAACAAATTAGAGTATTTCAATAAAAAACTGGCACGTCGGCTATTTGTGGAAACGAAGGTGGCCGAGCTTTGGTATGTGATAATTGATAACGATAACATAAAACATATCAAGGTAGTTCTATTATGTAACCAAAATGGCGATGAGATATATTCCCACTTTGACAATAACGGCAATATGGATGCCTTTACGAGACGGTATAAACTACTAGAAACAGATGAAAAGACTTATGAGCATATAGATATTTACACTGCTGATAGTATTATTTATGGTATTAAAAAGACAGCTTGGGAAGTTAAAAAGAGTGTAAATTTATATGGCAAGATCCCGGTAATTTATTATGAGCAAGTTGAACCGGAATGGACAGATGTACAAACTGAAATTGATAGAAGCGAAATGCTGATCAGTAAATTTGCCGATACCAACGATTATTTCGGGGCTCCCACATTAAAAATCAAAGGTAAAATTGTCAACCCTCCGGAAAAGGCAGAAGTAGGGAAATTATTACAATTTACAGGTGAGACAAACGCTGAAGGAAAAATAGATTACGGAGATGCCGAATATCTAACCTGGGATCAGGCTCCGGAATCCATTAAATTAGAATATAACACTCTAAAAGATATTATCTTCTCTATGACATCTACTCCTGATCTATCTTTTGACAATGTTAAAGGTATGAATCAAACCTCTGGCGAAACCCTCAAATTTATGTTTTTAGATGCTATCCTAAAAGCAAAAAATAAGGAAGAGATCTTCGGAGAGGGATTGACCAGAAGAATAAATTTAATAAAAGCAATATTATCAATTACCGATATGAAATCTAAAAAGAGCCTAGAAGAATTGGATATATCAATTCAATTCGGGGATGTCTTGCCTAAGAGTGTAACTGAATTAGTGAAATCTTTATCAGTGGCCCGCGGAGGGGATGTAATAATGAGCCAAGACGAAGCTGTAAGACAAAATCCACTTGTGAGCGATGCAGAGGAAGATATTAAAAGAATGGAAAAGGAAAAGGGAGAGACATCAAAATTAGGAGAATCTTATGAAGCCTAAAAGAATAAATCTTGGCATAGTGGGTTGCGGAGTTATCGGAAACAGCCTTGCTGGATTATTAAAAGATATGGGTTATCCGGTTAAACAATATGATCCGGTTAAAGGCCTGATTGATGATATCTCCGAATGCGAAATTATATTCGTATGCGTGCCCACAAAAAAAGACATGAAATTTGAAGATGTTAAAACGGCAGTAAGCTATATAAATCTTAAAAACAAAAAAGGAATAATCACGATAAGATCAACTCTTATGCCAGGGATGATAGATAAATTTATAAAAAGATATAAAAGAGAATTTGTCTATCTGCCTGAATTCTTACGGGAACGGACAGCATTCTTGGATGAAATCTGCCCTGACAAAATAATCGTAGGGACCAGGGGAATAGAAGTATTCGAGATATTTAAAAGATTATTCAAGCGTGTGGTAGACAATAAAAATAAAATAATAATGATGAAACCGGTAGAAGCAGAATTATTAAAGGTAGCTTTAAATAGCTTATATACGATAAAAGTAGTATTCGGGAATGAACTATACGATATCTGTCAAAAATACGGGGCAGATTATTATAAATTATTTGAGGCTTTTAAACTTGATAAATATATTAATGCAATGCACCTTGATCCACTATTCGATGGTTACAGGGGAGCGGGGGGTAAATGTCTTTCCAAAGATATTAAATTTTTGATTAAGGCAGCAAGGAAAAAAAGAATATCTGCCATGGCAGAAGGAATTTTGCCTAAGTTAATGATAGTGGCCGATAAAGAAAATACAAATTTATTGGAGAAAGGGACCTTAAATGGGGATTGAAGAGCAATTTGAAAACAGGAATATGCTGGACATGATCATACGCAACAGAAAAATCGAAGCAGTGTTGAACCAGGCGTCTAGGGATTTAGCAATGAAAACTGCCATTTTTGAATTGAAAAATCCAACTAGAATATCCCAGGGCTCTTTCTATAAAATAAATAAAGGACTGGAAAAAAAGGTAGATGTGATCTTGGATAATCTCAATAAAGATATCCAAACCAACATACAAAACGGGATTGTCAGCCATTGGGATATGGCCAATTTAAAGAATAATAAACTAGTGGGGAATTGGGCCGAAGGGATAAAGTTAAGCAAAGATGGTATCCCAGCCTCATTTAATCAATTAAACTTGACGGCACTGGATTCTTTTATTAACCGGACTGAAGCGGGGATGAACCTAAGCGAACGAGTCTGGAATCTAACGAATGGAGCGAAGGATCAATTAGAACTTTATCTTGCTTCGGGAATATCTACCGGAAGAAGCGCGGCAGGGATTGCAGGGGATATTAAGCAATATTTGAATGAACCGAATAGGTTATTTAGAAGAGTTAGACAGGAAGGGAAACTTGTCTTAAGTAAGGCGGCCAAAGGTTATCATCCGGGAGCGGGGATTTATAGAAGTTCTTATAAGAATGCGTTAAGACTTACCAGAACCGAAGTGAACATGGCATATAGAATGAGCGATTATACGAGAAGGCAAGAATTGCCATTTGTGACAGGAATAGAGGTTCATTTATCAGGGGATCATCCTCAACTTGATATGTGCGATGATCTAGTGGGAGAATATCCGAAAGGATTTATCTTTGAAGGGTGGCATCCTATTTGCTTTTGTTATACAACTTCGATCATGCTCAACGAGAAAGATTCTCTTGAATTCATGAAAACCGGAAAGATTTCTGAATCAAATTATATTTCAAAAATTCCTGAAAGAGCGGAGAATTGGATAAAAGAAAATGCTTCTAAAATTGCAGGATATAAGAATATACCATATTTTATTAAAGACAATTTCACAAAGGACCTTAT